CGACGTTCATTCTCATTCTGGCCTTGGACTGCGCTTTGTTCAATGACCATTTCGCGGCGGGTTTGGTGGCGGACACAATCGACAACGCCAAGAACCTGCTTAAGCGCGTGAAATTCGCCTATGAGCGCTTGCCTGAGCCGATCAAGGTGCTTGTGCCGGTAAAGACTGACAACGCCTTTGAAATGGAGTTCGCGAACGGTTCGCTTGTTGCGACAGGTGTTTCGCTGCGGTCGGGCACATTCAACTTCCTTCACATTTCCGAGTACGGGAAGATTTGCGCCAAATACCCTGACAAGGCAAACGAGATAAAATCCGGCGCTTTGAACACGCTGGCGTCAAAACAGCTTTGTTTCATCGAAAGCACGGCGGAAGGCAGGGGCGGGGATTTTTACGACAAGTCGCAAGCATCGCAGCGGATAAAGGACTCTGGACGAGAACCGGGGGAGATGGAATACAAGTTCCATTTTTTCCCATGGTATCGTGACGCCGCCTATACGTCAGACCATCCGTTTCAAATGACGCCTGAGAATGACGCCTATTTTGTCTCATTGCTCGACGAACACGGGATAAAACTCACGCAAGGGCAAAAGAACTGGTATGCCGCCAAGGCGCAAGAGCAAGGCGATGCGATGTGGAAAGAGTTCCCATCGACGCCGGAGGAAGCGTTCAAGGCGGCTAAGGATGGGGCGATATTTGCCAAGGAACTTCAAAAGCTGCGCCAGCGGGGCAAGATCGGCAAGCTCGAATTTGAGAGCCGCACGCCGGTCAACACGTTCTGGGATTTGGGGCTTAACGATTCCACAACGATTTGGTTGCATCAAGTCATTGCCGGAAAGCATCGGTTTGTGGGGTATTATGAGAATTCAGGCGAGGGGATAGGCTTTTATCTGGCATGGCTGGACAAGTGGCAAGCGAAACATTCGGCGGTTTGGGGTGTTCATCATGGGCCTCATGATATGGACAACAGGCAGGATAATGACGCCGGGAAGATCACGACACGGCGGCAGATAGCGGCTGGTTTGGGTTACAAGTTCAAGATTGTGACGCGCACGCCTGACAAGCAAACATCAATCCAGAATGCGCGTTCCAAGCTGCCGGAATGCGAGTTTGACGCGACGGCTTGCGATTTGGGCATTTTGCGGTTAGAGAACTATTCACGCGATTGGGATGAGAAGTATAGCGTTTGGAAATCAAATCCGCGTCACGATGAACATTCGCACGGGGCAGACGCTTTCATGACATTCGCGGACGGGTTTGCACCAGAGGCTAAGATCGGCGATGACTGGTCCAAATTCCGGCATGGGGCATATGTATGAACGAGCCTGACCTTGTGGAATTTGCCGGGACGCTTGGCAAGCTGATTGAAGACGCTATCCATTATCAGCGCCAACTTTCACCTGCCCGCATTCGCGCCATGCAGTATTACGACGGGGAGATGGTTGACGTTCCGCCGCGCAAGGGCTGGTCTGCCGCCGTGTCGCGGGACGTTCGGGCTGTTATGTCCAAAGCGCTGCCGTCCGTGATGCGAACGATTGTCGGCAATGACAAGATTGTGGAATTTCCGCCTCAAGGCGATGGCGACGAAGATCAAGCCGAGCAAATCAGCGACTTTGTAAACCAGATCATCATCCCGGAAGCCAACGCGGTGAACGGCATACATGACGCTTGCCACGATGCGCTATTGCTTCGGAACGGCATTCTCACATGGGGTGTTGAGAAGAAAATCCGCATCGAAGGGTCTGAGCATTCCGGCCTGAACGAAATGGAGCTGGCCTATCTGGCGTCCGCCGATGATGTTGAAGTGCTTGAAAAGACCGTCGAGGAAGGCGAGCCGCAAGAGGGCATGGAGGATGGACGGCTCTATACCGTCAAGATCAAACGCCGTTGCGAGGACCGCAAGTTCTATTTCCGCGCCGTCCCCTTGGAGAACTTCCTGATTTCGAGCGAAGCGCTTTGCATTGAGGATGCAAACCTTTCCGGCATTCAGGACCGCATTACCCGTTCGGACCTTGTGGCAATGGGCTATGACGCGGACATGGTTTCATTGCTCCCGGCAGGCGATGATAGCAGCGAGCGCGAGACGGAACGGTTTACAAGACGCAAGACAGCTTACGACCGGCGCATTGACATAAGGGAATTGGAATATCTTGATTACTATGATGTGTATGCGCGTATTGACTTTGACGGCGACGGGATAGCGGAGCTTCGGCATGTGATTATGGCCGGGGGCATGGGCGCGGAGAATATTCTCGTCAACGACTATGCCGACGAAACGCCATTTTCCGATGTGGTTTCGGAACGCCGCCCTCATCAGTGGGAAGGCTACTCCATCCCCGACGATATGATTGAAATCCAGCGCATCAAGACGGCTTTGCTGCGGTATGGGCTGGATAACGTCTATTGGCAAAACACGCGGCAACCGATTGTGAATTCTGCGGCGGTTCAAAATCCTGAATCGGTTATGAACCCTGAATTTGGTCGTCCTATCATGTTGGTTGACGGATATTCGGCCAAGGATGCTATCAGCTACAACGAAGTTCCATTCGCGGGCGATGCAATATTCGGCTTCATGGAATATTGGGACAAGCAAACTGTCGATCGGACGGGAATTGACGATTCCAGCGCGGGCCTTCCTGCCGATGCCGTCCAGAACATGACTGCCAAAGCATCTGCGATGATTGAACAGAAGGGCATTGCGCGCATTGAGATGATTGTGAACTCGCTTGCGATGGGCGGCTTGAAAAAGGCGTTCATGGGTCTGCTCAAGACGGTCATCAAGCATTCGGACAAAGAGCGGACGGTAAGGCTTCGGGATAAATGGGTTACGGTTGACCCTAGGTCTTGGAATGCGCCGAGTGACTGCAAGGTCAATACGGGCCTTGGCGCGGGAACTCGTGAGCGTGATATGCTTGTAATGCAGCAAGTGATGCTAATTCAGGAGAAGCTTGTCGCCGGGTTTGGTCCTGACAATCCTTTCGTGAAGCCGCAGAACGTCTATAACACATTGGAGGCGTTGATTGAGGCTGCGGGGCTTAAGACGCCAGCGACGTATTTCACCAAGCCTGACCCGCAAGAAGTCGAAATGAAATTGCAGCAGATGCGGGAATCCAAGCCGATTGAGATACAGAAGATAGAAGCGCAGGCCATGGCTGACAAGGCTTTGAAAGAAGCGGAGTTGCCGTTCGAAGTCGAGAAAGCCAAACTGGAAACGGCGGCGGCTGCGGAGAAAGAGCGGGCGCAGTCTCAGGCGGCTGTTGATGAGGCGATTGCTATTGCGCAGATTGAAGCACAGGACAAACAGGCAGACCGGGATTTGAAGCGGTATGAAGTCGATCAGAAGATTGCTTTGGAACGTGAAAAGATGGCGCAGGACGCACGGATTGCCGAGACGCAGCGCACGCATGAACTTGAAAAGCATAAGGCTGACAGTATCGGCAAGGAAGTGGTCGGGCTGAACGATACGGCGAATAAGCCCGCCAAGGACGCGGGACCGAAGCTTGTGGAGCTGCTTGAAAGGCTGAACGAGCCGAAGAAGCCGCGCAAAATGAAGATTGTCCGGGATGCTAACGGCGATATGGAAAGTGTCCAAGAAGATGAAAGCGAGGCGGCATAATGGCACGGCAACACTCTATATCGGTTCGCAACGCGCTTTTGGACGCGATGGAAACGGCAATCGGCGCAACAGCTATTTTGAAGATCAGGACAGGTGCGCAGCCCGCAACTTGTGCAACGGCTGACAGCGGCACGGTTTTGGCGACAATTACCCTCGCGGCGGATTGGATGTCAGCGGCGGCGGCGGGCGTTAAGGCGGTTATCGGCTTGCCCGCAACGGATGCAAGCGCGGATGCGACGGGCACGGGCGCGCATTACCGGCTCTATGCCAGTGATGGCGTGACATGCCACGACCAAGGAACATACGGCACGTCCGGCACTGACCTGATCGGGGATAGTGTTTCGTTCACGGCTGGGCAGGTGGTTAATTTGAACTCGTGGACTTGGACCGCGCCGGGGGCCTAATATGATTATTCTTGATTCCACATCGGACAAAATCCAAGTCATCACATCAGCGGCTGTGGCTGTTGACGTTCATGCGTCATATGTCGATGCACCTACGCCCGCCATGACGCCTGCGGACCCCGGGCGGAAGAACACGGCTATCACAACGGCGGCGACTACCGATTGCGTCTTGGCCCCTGCGGCTAGCACGGTTCGGACGGTCAAATTCATGACCATCCGCAACAAAAGCACAACAACCCCTGTGACTATTTCCGTTGTCCATACTGACGGCACAACGGCGGTTGAACTTGACAAGGAAATTCTGCTACCTGAGTCCGAACTGACATATGACGAAGGCAGCGGATGGGACTTACATTCAAGCTCAAGTCTCACTTCGCCAAATATGCAGATATTCAACGGCACAGGCGGCACGTGGACCAAGCCCGTTGGGTGCAAGATGACGTCTGTTCAAATTATCGGCGGTGGCGGTGGCGGTGGAGGCGGCGCATCTCTTGCGACTGCTGTTGTTGCAAAAG